TCTTGCTCAAACTTTAGAATATTTTCATAAGTTTTCGGGTTATTAGTAAAGAATATTGTAGCCGCTTCTTGGTAAGCGTTGTAATCAGTTTGCTCTTCATTTTCTTTATCTAGCAATACCCTACGCTGTGCTATGAGCGAGGTTAGCGAGTCGTTATCTATTTCAGCTAACTCATCTATACCTTGTGATGCTATAAATTGATCGATGTCAGTAGTAGAGTTAAACTCAGTAGATGTCATTTTCTCTATAACACTTGTATTTTGCATACTGGTGTAGAAACCTTGAACTTTAGTCTGTGCAGCTTCTGGCAGTAGGCCAGTATCTAGCAAGGCTTTCATCTGCGTAGTAGTAAGCTTGAGTAAGTTTTGATCGTTCTCAAACCACTCTGGCGGTTTCTCTGAGATGTCAGTTAGTTCTTTCCAATCTCTCTCAAATTCTGCCATGTCTCCAGAGCCTGGATATTTAACACTGCCATTAGCGGCATCTTGTATGAAGAAACCATTCTCGTTTAGATATGCATCTAAGGCTATTTCTTTTGCACTCTTACTTCTCTCGCTTTGGAATTTAGCATCTCTTTCATTTTCTTTAGCTAAGGAACTGAGTTTTGTTAAAGTTTTAAAAGTCTCTAAATCTTGTGCAGCCGTTGGGGAATTTGCATCTACTGGACCTAGTTTTGCCAGAGCCGCATCATAGAATGAGCTATCTTTATCTAGCTGTTGAGATGCTTGAGCTAAGTTTGCAGACTTGTCTATTGCTATTCTAAGCTCAATAGCACTGTCGATATTACCTTGAGCTTCTTTACCTAGCTTAGAACTACCTGCTTTGTATGCCGTTAATGTATTTAAATCTAGAAGTACTAATTCTTCAGGATTATTCCAAGGGGCTTCGTTTTTCTCTAAAGTTTCCTCAATAACGATTGCGGCTTCAATTTCTGGAACTTTTCCATATTGTAACTTTAGTCTTCTCAAGTCAGCTAAAGTCTTACCGTTTATATCTTGTTGGGTAAGTTGACCTACAATCTTAGTAAGACCTTGACTTGCTGCCCAAGCATCAATATCCGAAACTATATCAGATCTACCATCTTTTACTGCTTGCGCTCTTTCTCCTTGATAGTTTTCTAGACGAAGTTTACCTAAGTCATAAGGCTTTGGTTGTTTGCCAAATTCAAATTTTCCTGCCTCACCAGTAACTGGCTTTAGAATATCTGCCATTTGAGCCGCTTCAGTAGCAAGCTCATCAGAATATCCTTCTTCATTTTTTGCTATATCACTTAAATCTCCAACTTTTATTGGGTCTCCACCTACATATGAATCACTACCACGAACGCTCTGCCCCAAATCACTTATTGCTACATCTGAAGGTACATTTGGACCCTCTTGACCGCCCATGACATATCGAGCATTTTTCTCAAAATACTCTGTTAATTTAGCCATATCGTTAAAACCTGATTTAACTAGAGATGATACTTGAGACCTCGCTACTTCACCTCTAGCTCCTTGAGTTAGCATAAATGCATTAACTAAAGCCTCATCTTTCTTATCTTGTGCGTCCTGAGCAGTTTGTAACTTTCTAAGTTCTCTCGCTTCAGCCCTTGCTTCTCTACGTTTGTCTAGATCCTCTTGTATTTTTATTGCGTCTTGTTTCTGCATTTGGCTAACTAGTGGATCTACAAAACTAGCAAAGTAATCACGCTTCTTCTTAAAGTCGCCTCTAGCAATACCTGCCTTAACTTTGTTTGCTTCAGTTCTAAAACTCATGCTAGACCTCTTCTTCTTCTGCAGGTTCTTCCATGCCGCCTAGCATGGCTTGCTGTTCATCAGGACTTGCCACTGCACCTGCTTGCGTAGAGGGCATAGACATCAGCCCTTGCATCATCTCTGGTGCTACCTCTGGTGTAGCTTCCTCTGGTGTCTCTTCTTCTAATTCTGGGGATTCAATAGGTGTATCTGTGACCACTCCTAATGCCGCACGTAGTATAGTAGGGGTAATCATCACACGGTCACTTGCATCAATTCCCATGTCGTACTTCATGCCAACACCCATAGCCTGTATCTCAATAAATCTGGCTAGTGGACCTGCTATTAATATAGCTAGATCAATACTTACCTTACCAACCCTGATACCTTGTAGGAGTACTGCAGATACTATTGTAGTAATCTGTGCCTCTATACCTAACATCGCAAAGGTGAGTTCTTGTTGCTCAGGTTCCTCAAGTCTACCAATGAAGTAACCTATCGCGTCATCATACTCATTAATATCAGGCGGTCTGTGCCAAGGCATATTCCTAGTATCAGAGGTAAAGTTCTCTCCTGGGATTGGCTGTTCAAACTTCATCAGGCGTATCCTCTTTCTTCTTAGCCGCTGACGGCTCTGAGTCTTCGTCTAGATCTTTTTCTAAGAGGTCAAAATACTCAGGGGTGTAATAGAAGTCCTGTTCCTGAACTTCCCTTAACTTCTCAGGAAGTTTTCCAGACATAAAAGATTTAATTGACTTCTTAATTGCTTCTTCAAAATTCATAATTATGCTCCGTTAAATCTAAGGCATCCACCAAGGTTTGTTACTTAGACCTAATATTGTTCCTCCTAATTTGAGAACACTATCTAAGAAACCACTACCGCCAGTTTGCTGACCTTGTGCCTGTAACTGGGCAACCAACAACCTTACTTCTGCATCTCTGTCTCCAGAGGCTGTCTTCTGAATGAAGTCCAGTAAGTTTTCAGCCGTATCCCAAATTCTATTTTGAGCTTCTGTCGAGATGTCTAATGAATTTTTAACATCAGTAGAAATGGCATCCCAAGTAGTCTCAAACTGTTTAAGGGTAACTTCTTGTCGCCATTTAGCATTAGCAGTGTCTATGTTATACTGCATCTCCTGATAGAACTTTTCGCGGTTGTTTTGCAATTCGGCATTGGCTACTGCAATGTCGTTAACTTCCCCTGCATTAAACTTCCTAAGATTGTTGATTTCGGTAGAATTATGTCTCTGAATTTGAGAATTTAATTCGTCATAAAACTTAGTAAAATCGTTTTGTTGTTCTGCAGTGAATAGACGTTGAGCATTTATAATTTTGCTGTCTTCAAATAGAGCTTGGGTACGCTCTTGTTTATTTATTAATGCAGCTTGTTGCTCGTTAGTTAAATTCTTAAGATCTAACTCTAAGAAAGCCTTGGCGTTACTTACTGCAGCCGCTTGCCTAGCACCCAGATTAGCTTCCTCAAATCTAGATAGAATATTAGCTTTATTGATTATAGCTTGCTGACGGTTGTCTAAATTCTTTGTTGTCAGTGTCTGAAAGAATGTAGATTCTTTCTCTGCTATACCTAGAGTTGCTTCCATAATAGCAGTTGCCATTGCAGAGGTCTGGGCTGATCCAGATATGCCATCAAAGGCCATTGTTTGGGCTACTGATCTAGCTATCTTCTGCGCCCATTTGGGTATAACAGCTTGACCCTGATCGTTTACGAATTGCTCAGATATAATCTTTACCTGACCTGCAATTGTAGCTTTCTCATCTAGGTAGTTACCCACACCAAGAGCCTTGGCTAAGTTTCTACCTGATACAGTAGATGTATCTATGATCGAGCTAAACTCTTGTGTCGCGTAATCGTTGGCTGCAACACCAGTATAATTAATTGTACCATCTGCATTACGACCAGTAGCTGCACCCTGCAAATCAGTTTCAATAGCAGACGCATCTACGAGGTTGTCATCATCAATTTCACCAGTAGCTGCAGTCATGTCATATGAACCGTCAGCCATCTTCTGTGTATTAGTCTCTGCAGTATAAGTACTGGCGTCAGATGAGTCTGTGGTAATTCTATCAGCCGTAGCTATATTACTTACTTGGGTAGCTGTCTGATTAAGACCATCGAAATCCATTTGGTACTTAGAGGCATCTCCCAGTATACTAGTACCTGTAGCATCAGCGTTTAAGGTAGGTACTACGTCTTCTAATTTTAGGTTTCTATCTGCTAGGAATTTATTAGGGTCATCTACAATTGCTTTCATGCCCTCAGTATCAATACCTGCAGACTTAGCCCACTCTAGAACTTGTTCTGTTACAGTCTTTTCTATTTCAACATTATCAGCATTTTGCTGTTCTTCCTGTAGGACTTGGGCTGCACCTTCATCATCACCACTATCTCTTAAATCTTGGGCTAGTTGCTGATATCCAGTTAGACCTGTTTCTTCGTCCACAACTGATAGTTTGTCTACAAAGTTACCATCAGATCCCTGAACAACTTCATAGGGAAGACCAAGTGCGTTATAGGTATATACCATACCCTCTGAACTGGTGTAGTACTCTCTACCATTTATAGATGTATTAGCATCATTCTCTGGGTCTAAACCATTAGCCCAACCTGCAAGGTTGCCAATAATTGATACTGGATTAAAATATGATAAAATACCGCCAGATGGTGCGCCGCCTACGGTATTACTAGAGCTATCACTATTATCATTGTTGTTAGGGTTGTTTGCGGCACTATTACCAGTAACAGTATTTGATACGGCTGCTATACCAGTTACCTGATTATTAGGATCGTTGTCGTTATCATAGGTGTCTCCACTTTGACCTGGACCCCCACCATCAAACATATCACTAACACTGTCAAAATCAGTTCCAAAAATACCCATTATATTTTTTCCTTTTCAGCGTTACACTGTCGAATACGATCTCGAAGTAATATGTAATCGGTGACCACTTCAGGAATTGCCTCATAAGCCTCGTCTAAGACATCTAGCTCTACAGCCAGTATCTCAGTAAAATCTTCTGAGTACTGTTTTACTGGTGGGCAATAAATTTCTAGGTCGGTCCTATAGACCGTTTCCGCGCAGCCGCTCAGTGAGAGACTTGCGGTCAGTAATATTATCTTCTTCATGTTCGGAAATAGCCTTGTAAAAATTAGTTTTCTTCTTTGAGGCTTGCAGGTCATCTTTGAGAATTTTATTCTTCTCTTTATTAGCCCCCACGACTTTTCCCATTACGTAAATAATAGGAATAGCCAGAGCCAATGCACCAATGATGTAAGTTTTAATTTTACTAAAGATAAACACTAGTGGATGCCTTCTTTGTTATCTTTCCATCTTGCGTATGCTGCTAGGGCAATGCCGCCAATTGCACATACTAAGAAGATGGTTTTTAGACTATCTGCGTAGGCAACTAGCCCCTGTAGTTGACCTGCCATCTCATTCATCGCTGTAGCCGTACCTGCAATGCCTACACCTGCCATAGTTTTTGATTTAGCTAAGGACTTGGGTGCTTCTGCAGTAGGCTTTTGCACCATGTCAGGACCACCTTCATCAGATGGCATAGCAGCATCTCTAGAAAAGATTGCGGCTTCTGCAGCCCTACGTCGAGTTAAACCTTTTAGAGGAGTAAGCTTTCCATCTACTCGCGCTTTATTCCAACGCATGATTTGCTCAGGTACGTCATCATACAGACCCTTGTTTAGCTTTTTGAGTAGGGTAGAGCTGCGAAAGTTACCTTCACCTAAGTTGAATACAAAAGACGTAAGCGCATCGAATTGTCCTTGGGAGAGGGGTACTGATACATATTTCTTAACAGCTTTACCATGTTCGGCTAAGTCTTCGATAAGACGCATCTCACAGTATTCTTTAGTCCACTTAGTACCAGAACGGACACCCTTGGTCGCCCCCCATCCACAAGTGTATTTTCCTGCAGGGCAGCGATATGCGCTAACCATACCATCTGGCTGTACTCTATGAAGTCCTTCAAACTTCTTTACTAAATTAACACCATCATCTGAAATTTTTACAGGGTGCATTAAATGCTCCTTAATTTAATTTTGCTGAATGAATGGTTGGTTACTTTGGGCTGACATTAAGCCTAGACCGCTAGATGATAGACCGCCTGATTGACTACCTTGTTGTCGGTAGCCCATCGTATCTAGTGCAGCCATTAGTTGGTTTAAATCACTTTTCTTTTGATTAGCTAAAGCACCTTGGGAGTTGTAGGTATTAGTAATAAGCATATCAGCATTATCCATACCTCGCCTAACTTGATTGCCATTTTCATTAATTGATGCAGGAATTAGCGTACCATCATTATCAAAAGCATTAGCTATTGTTGCGTACTCTGCGCGAATACTAGCATCCAGATTATTACCTTGTGTCGATAGTATCTGCTTAATAGTAGCTAACCTATTTAAAAAATCTGTCTGTTGAGGAGTAGCGTCACCACTAGCAGCCTGACCACTGGCTAACTCTTTTGCCGTAGAAGCAAATGTAGCCAAGGACTGTGGTGCAGCTTGTTGTTGAATAGCTGATTGGTTAGCTATGGATATGTCTGCGTTTCTAGCTGCCTGATTTTGTTGTGACGCTTGGTTTTCGGTTACAGCATCAAATCCACCAGTAACTGTCTTAGCTAGTTCTGCCCTAGATTGATCTGCTAGAGTGTTTGCCTTTTGCTGATCAGTTCTTAAAGTATCCAGACCTGTCTGAACACCGCCTATGTTATCAGTTATGGTAGCCTGATTAGCTGCAAGATCTCCATACTGAGTAGTCTGTTCATCTCTCATCGCATTAAGGACATCAGTCATAGAAACCTGACCACTTAAAACCGCTTGCTGCATGTCGGCTACTTGTGTTTGGGCGGCTCCAAAGCCTTCACTTACGTCTGATCCTAAATTCATTAAATTAGTATTAGCTGTATCGACCCCTGTCTGTACGTTACCTACTGCAGATCCTAATCCTGTAAGCGCAGTATTAGCGGTGTCTATGCCTGTCTGCATACCTACCTGATTACCTAGTATATCGGTTTGAGTTTTTGCTAAACCTGTCTGCCCAGTGGCTAGTCCTGATTGGCCTTGTAATATGCCTGTTTGACCTTGTGCTAAATTACTTTGACCGTCTAATATGGAAGATTGATTAGCAGCGGAAGTAGCGAAGCCTTGGTTGACCTGATCTACTTTTGCTAGGTCACTTGTATCGATTTGGTTAGTAATATTAGTAGTAGACCCACCGCCACCAAAAGTATCAAATCTTTGGTTAATAAGATCCTGAGTTGTAGACTGCCCACCAATAATTTGTTCAGTATCACCTTTAACTGTACCAGTAACATCTACAGTCTTACCACCTGCAGTCATCTCCTCGCCACCAGTGGTTGTAACAGTTCCATCAGCGGCTGTATTCGTAATTACAGGAGTAGTAAAACCTACTGTGTTACCAGTGACTGTGCCACTCTCAGAGGCTGTACCTACAGTGTTATCTACAGCGGTTTGGACTTCTTCAGCCGAAGCTCCACCGCCCCCACCTTTGAACGCAATCAACCCACTATTTCTTGGGTTTAGAAACTTAAAAAATGGGTTGTACAGTGTCATTTTAGATCTCCATGTCGAAAACGTAGTATAATGGTTTGTATTTATTGCCTTGGCGTGAACTCAGGCTCTGCAATCTTCTCTGCCAACCTTTTCGACCCCAGACTTGCATGTGGCTGCAACTGTTTTGTTTAGCAAAATCTTCAAAAACTTGATGGTCATGTTCGACCTGTTTTAGAGGTATTCCGTTGGTGGTGTTTGTAATTATTTGGCATGTCTTAACGCTGCCATAATGTAAAAATCGTAGTGTAGTGGTGCAGACTATCTTGTTGTCTCTGTCCAATGTTATAAAAATGAAGATCTTGTTGCTGAGTGCTTGCTTGCACAGTTCCAAGATTGGTATTTCATTTATGCCGTGTTCAAGGGCTTTTTCTATGTCGGCTTCTATTAGATGCCAGACTTTGAGAACTTCGTTTGGAGAGAGCAAGACAGTTCGCCACTGAGGGGCTTCGACTGTCATAAGTACCTTGATTTTGTTTAATAAATCTTTAATTGAGTATAACAGTTATGACAATACTTTGCAAGTAGTTATGATGGTTTTGTGGGCCAATCTGCATCTTCTAAACTAGGCCAGTTTTCGTTTGTCGGTAGCGTTCTCAGCGAGGTTCTATAAGTAGCCCATGAAGTCTTAGCCTCGTCAGTCAATGGACTGTCAGGCATCTGTGTCCAATCGGATGTTGCGAGTAAGTCGTTGCGCTTCATACGATTGTTAGATGCTGTCATTGCATCTTGCTCTTCTTGTGTAGGCAAAGAAGAATACAGTGACCAAGCATTTGGGTAAGCTGCAACAAAACTTTTCACTTCTTCTACGTTTTGCCAAATTGCACCAGTTGAAGGGTCTTTATCTGTAAAGTTTATAAATGACAATTCATCTGCACTAACAACAGAATATGAACCATCATCATTAGCAGTGTATGTATCAGGCATCAGATTCTAATCCTTGCAAATGAGTATAATCACTTGTTGTTGGTGAGGAATTTACTACATCCCCTGCTGTAAGTTCTATTGACAACATGGGTTTTTGATAAGAAGTATGCCCATAAGGGTGTCGCATTTGTACACCATTAATAACTCCAAAATATGTATTAGCATTAGTCCACAAATGTCCTTTAAATTTTCTACCTGAAGGAACAGTATACATAACTGCACTAGCTGAACTGTTGACTTTTACGTTTATGCTTTTTGCTGCTGTTGCAGTTGATGAAGTTGCTGTTTCTAATATTGTTAAAGACATGACTATCTCCTAAGTACTTGTTACGCCTGTCATTCTTATCTTGAATGACGGACTTATGCTGTAAGTTCGATTAGAAATTTCTGTAGATGTTGGTGTGGTTTTATTAAGGTTTACACTGTAACCATAGTTACCCAAATTAGTTTGAAATGTTTGTCCTGTGTCAACAAATCTACTATCACCTGACAAATCAAAATCAATATATTCTAATCTCCCATTTGGCGTACCAGAACCAGAATCAGAAAAATAATACAATCTAGAACCTACAACTTGTTTACCTTGATTTTGAGTAGGAAAAAGTTGAGCAGAATTACTTCTATTTACGTTTACGTAACTTGGTGTATCTGAAGTAGTTGGATCAAAAGGATACTGACGAAGTGTATCATTACCTTGGGGATACAAAAAAATCATACTACCATCCGATTTCATAAGAAGATTATTTTCTCTTGTAGAATTTCCCAAAACATTTGCTACATTATTGGCAACCCAAGTACCAACTATATCATTATCAAAATCATAATAATACATATAACCACTATTATACTGAGGCCAGTAAACTAAATATTTAGTATTACCATTTGCATCATTTACTCCAAGCATCCTTGCGTAAGAAGAGTTACTTAAATTTGTAACATGTTGTTTCCAACTAGTGTCTAATGTGTTTGTGTAAGTATCAAGTCTTTGAATATAACCAGTTGAACCCTTGTAGCTATAAGCGTACTGCGTATCATCATACCACCAAGGATGGTAACCCTCGTTGAGATTTCTAAGTAATGTTCCATCACTCTGTCTTAATTGCAAAACTGTTTGATTATTTCCATTTGTGACAATAAACATAGTATAATTATTTGAACCAAGCTCAGTATAAATTGCTCTTTGGTCATAGTTTGTAGTAAACTGAGTATGCCCAATCGCATTATCATCAGTATTTAAAGTAGTTGTTTTTCCTTCAATACCATTAACTTTAGGAAATGTTATTGCATTAAATACGCCACTACCTTGCTGATGAACAAACTGTTGATCTTCATAAACTAATGGGAACGTAGTAGTTGTTAACTTAACGGCTGTACTTGGTCCAACAATTTCCGAACCAGTTGCGTTTCCTGTTAGTGTAGCTACATCCATACCACTAATATTTAATTTTGGAGTTACAACAAAACCTGTGTCTCCTTCTTTAATTTGAATATCTTTTATAACGTGTTTGGTACTACTGTTTGTAGTAAATAAAGTTGCTTCACCGCTTGAGTTAAAATCACTCGATTGCAATGTAGCGTTGTGAATTTCTGCGAGTGTGTCAGCCATTTAATAATCCCCAAATGCTAAAGTTGCGGCATAAGAAAATCCTTGTATGCCTGTTAAAGCAGAGCCATCTATAGCCCCTAGTTTTCCGTTGCTATCAAGCTGTGGAATGTTGTTAGCAGATGTGCCTACATTCAGCGCAGCCGCTGTTCCCAGACTTGGGGTTCCACTTACGTCTGAGTAAGCACCGCTAGTTGCTACTGCATGTAAGCCAGTTACGTCAGATGCTGCGCCACTAGTTGCTACAGCCGATAGACTAGAGGTAGCCGCCTTAGTATTTATCTGAGTTTGAACATCAGAACTAAGACCTGTTAATCGATTTATCTCAGTTGCCGAAACGGTTACGCCAGTTATCTCGCCTACAGCTATTGCACCGTCTGCGAGGATGCCACTGGGCGTATTACCAGTGGATATAAAATCTGCAAAGTCTCTTGCTCTGGACATTAGCTTGGGTCTCCTAATACTAATACAGTGTCACTGTCAGTTGCATGACCGACCCGATATGTTCCTGATGTTGCGAGGGCTGTACCTGATGGGTTTGCAAAGAGCTTTTGCCCTTTTTGAAAAGACGAACCAGTTATATCTACTGACCTGTTTAAGATACCAACAGACCCTGCTGCACCTGATGCAATAGCTTCTTTAGCTTCACCAAAATGTTTGTCCATGTTTTCTGAAACATAAGGCAGATCAAAGCGTGACATATTTAAATGGTTAGTTGTGTCCATATAAGAACCTGCACCACCACCGCCAACAACATGGTCATTGTTAAATATAATTCCCATACCGCCAGAACCATAAACAGGAAACGTCTGAGCAAATTGTAATTTTAAACTACTTAAATTTGGAGCGTTAGGAGCAAATTGTCCTGTTCCAGTTTCTGAAACTGCACCGTTACTTGCTAATTTCCAGTAAAATATTTCACCGCCAACGTGGTCTACAGCAACCCATAGTTTTATAAATGGATTCCAACCAAGACCAGAACCATATCCAGTAAAACCACTTGGTAAAGTTATTGCAGAATAAGTTGTTATATCTAAAGTATCTACATCTACACTAAATGGTAAATAATATGGTACGCCACTTACTTGTAAGCACCATACCCCAATATTAGTTTCTTCATCATATATTACTCTAGTACCATAAGCAGCCCCAAAAGTTAAACCAGTGTTTTTCTTAGTACCATATGTCGTACCAGTTGCCTCTACTTTGGCAGCTACCATTATAGCAACGTTTGCTTGTTCTCCGACCATAATATGAACATCATTTTTTATATGACATCCTGCAAAACTATTATTAGACCAGTTTGTTCCTTTAGTACCTGATGATGTATTAGAAGGTCTTTGAGTGTAGATAGCATCAGTTCCATGTGACATAACAGGTGTAGTGTTACTTCCATCCCAAGTACCATGTGCCATAGAAAATTCTCCATTTCCTAAAGCACAGCCCATAGCAAAACTACTGCTACCATCTCCACTTGCTGAAATATAACAACTAGTTGATGAGTTTGAAGAATTAGTAGCAGTTCCTTCAGATGTAGTTGACCAATTAGAGCCGTTCCATCTTTGCCCTCTTACATATTGATAACCATTAGTTGCTCTATATCCTAAGAGATACCCTTCACTTGGACTTCTTTTTTGGGATAGCCAACTTGCGTACATAGATGTTTGCAGTCGTTGAGAAGCATTAGTAAAATTTTCAGAACTAGAATCATAATCATAACTTTTTAAAGTTCCATAATTGCCAGAACTTTGTCTGTAAAAAATTAAATATTTATTGTGAGTTTGGTTATAATTACCAGAAAAAGGAAACATCCCATAACTTTGGTTAGTACTTCCAGCATATAATTTTATACCGTTGTTTGATTTAGCAAAGTCATCGGCTATAGCTGTAGAGGTAACTGGTGCAACCGTACCGTTGTCATTTAGAACAACTAAGTCACCGTTAGCGACAGTAGCACTTGCTTGGAATTTGCCAGAAGGGTCTCCGCCACCACCGCCAGAACTTCCGCCTGTTAAACTTGAAAGTGTAGCCATTTATGAAACTCTCCATTCTGTTCCGTTGTAGACGAGTGCAAGTTGTGCGTATGCTACGTCTACAACCAAAGTCGCATCGCCATTGATGTTATTGCCATTACCTGCAACGGTTAAGTTATTTACTGAAAAATCCCCTGCAATTTGTCGTACTTCAACGAAGTCTCCAGTATTTGCTGAAGAGGGTAATGTTAAAGTAAATGCAGAGCTTGATACGTCACAAGCGTTTCGAGTATTTTTGGTTACTGTGGCGTTAGTAGTAATAATACTAAAGCCAGTAAGTTTGTCTAATGCCGTACCATCCGTTGCTATGTCTCTACCATCTACTGTACCTGAGACAATAATGTTTCCAGTGACATCTAATGGCTTATTCATCGTCCACTTATCGCCAGTAGAGGCATAATTAAATGTGGCTGAAGCACCGTCTACGGTTAAACCTGCGCCATTGGCAGCGGCTGCGCTTGAAGCACCCTTGGCTACTGTAATATTTAAATCATCAACATCTAATGTTGTTGAATTGATAATAGTCTGAGTTCCGTTAACTGTAAGCCCCCCAGTTACTGTAAGGTCACCGCCAAGACTTACGTTCCCAGAAGTATCTTCATTAACTAGAGGTATCCAGTTTCCACCATGTGCGTAATAGCCTTTGCCAGTGCCATGCACATGAGCGAACATCCCATGATAGGTACTGGCACTTGGAAGATCACCAAGCGCAGAGTAGACATTTGAGTACAAGATTTTACCAGTAGTGGTAATATCATTCGCACCCATATTTATTGCACCACTAAACGTAGCCCCAGTTAGTTGAGCATATCGGGCATCTGATTGTGTCTGGGTATAATGGGTTGATAAGCTAAAAGTGCCGTAGCTAACAATAGCAAGGGTATCACCTGTATTTGCTGCACTTCCTAAAGTAACAGAAGTACCGTTTGTGGCAGTGAAGTCTGATGGGTCTAGACGCAAACCATTTAAAAATACGTCACAGAAAGTGGGGTCATATGTGGCAGGGAATACAGTTGTAGAACCGCCATATGATCCACTATTTGTACCTACTGTATAATCTTGTCTTTCAGCCGTACCATTTACTGATGAACCTGCCGCCTGGAAACCGCCAGAGCCATACACCTTCATCAGGTTATTAGCCGTATCGAACCATAGATCCCCAATCGTCAAATTTGAGCCAGATGGTGCAGTAGCTGATACAAAGTATGTATCTAAAAACTGTTGGGCTGTTGTAATGGAAGTCTGGGCTGTAGAGGCATGGGTAGCAGCATTTTGTTCTGAGGTAAGGGCTGCAGCCGCACTGTTTGCAGCCGCTGTAGCTGAACCTGCAGCCGCTGAAGCACTTCCTGCAACGGAGTCTACATACGCCTTGTTTGAAACATGGTCACTGGCAGTTGGGTTTGGAACACCGCTGACAGTATTATTGCCCATCGCAATAGCACCAGACATAGTGCCACCAGAGAGACTAAGTTTGAGAGCGTCTTGGGTATCTACATAAGATTTGTTTGTGAGATCTGGCGTATTGGTAGGTGCATAAGTAGTCGTAATCTTCTGGCTACCCATGTCGATAGCACCTGTCATAGTGCCGCCGCCAAGAGGTAGTTTTGCTGCTATAGATGCAGTTACGTTTGTAGAGAAATTTGCATCATCGCCTAGCGCAGCCGCTAACTCGTTGAGAGTATCTAAAGTAGCAGGGGCTGACGCTACTAGATTAGCTACGGCTGTATCAACATCGATTTTTCGGGCGGCATCATTATTATTTTGAGGTGCAGATAAATTCTGAATAGTACCTGTCGTACCTGCATCCATGTTAAGAGTGCCGTTGATGATCACATCATTAAAAGTAGATGATCCAGTGGTAGCTGTGACGTTACCAGTGATCCCACCAGTAAGATTACCTGTCAGAGTTCCATTTATAGCTAAGTTGTTAAAGGTAGATGTACCAGAAGAAGCCGTTACGTTACCTGCCACATTACCAGTGAGATCCCCAGTGAAACCACTTGAGGCAGCAACTGTTGTGCCAGATATAGCCGTTGGGTTTGTAGACCCGATTACGACACCGTTGATTGATCCGTTATTACCTGCACCGCCTACGGTTACTGAGCCTAGAGTAGAGGTAGTTGAGTTGAGTGAAGCGAGGGTACTAAGACCTGTTACTCCAAGTGTGCCACCTACAAGTGCGTTACCTGCAAGGTGTAGGTCTTTGTATTTTAGGGTACTGCTACCAATGTCTATAGTATTAGTGACTGAAGGAGTTAAACTCGTTCCAGTGTTAGCTACAATCTCATGCCATTCGGCTGCAGAAGATGTTGCAGACGCACAAATAAATATTCGCTTTGTAGTGGTATTTATCCAGAGAGATCCTACTGCATAGTTCTGTGAGCTATCGTTTGTAATAGTAGGATTGCTTGTAGCGAAGTTATTCTTACCACCGCTACCACCATTAGCGGCTTGTAGAAATCCAGATACGGAAGTCGCTAGAGGTATCTGTGGAGCATCTCCTGTAGCACCAGTATGACCATGACCTGTTGTTGCTTCAAACGCTGCTAATAGTTGGTTAAATTCAGCATTAAGTGGTGGAGCCGTGATATCCGCGCCATTAATAATTTGGCTTACAGATTGGCGAGTATATCCTGCCATGTTCTACCTTCTCCCCGAAATCGAAAATTCAAATACTAAACCTTGGATGGAGTAGGGTTCTGATTGACCCACTGTCACAAAGGTTGCTCTTGTTGAAAAACCTGATCCTTGAACGTCAGCCGTAAGAATTGGCTTTGAGTTGCCCCCATAGAGTGCGTTGGCATCTCCGTAATCTAAATTCAGTGCGTTATATCTAACTGGACCGCCTGTTGAAGCCTGAGTATATTCTGAGGGCTTACTGGTATTGTAGTCTCCCCAATCATAATCAAGTGATAAAAAGAAAGTTGCAGGACCTTCTGCGCGTACAAAGGTGTTTACCTTGCGAAGTGTCTTCCTGACTTCTGTATCGCCAAAGTCGAGGTAGGGGGTGCTATAGACTGCAACTATGTCATTTCCTGCAAAGCTTTGACCATTCTCTTGCTGATAAACTTTACCGTCATAATCTCCATGAACGACATACTCTTCTGAGCCAATATAACCAGACTCAGCAACCGAAGCTCTAATTCCATTTAGTTCCCCAAAAGACCAATTTATAGAACCTTGGGAGTCGTATAGCCCACCAATTATTCCGTAGCTATCGACTTGTGGGGTAGTGGCATCTCCGACAAAGAACCTGACCTGACTTTTACTTCTTATGACCACTGAGTTAACTGTGTCGGTAGAGTAGTTTTTTATTAGGTTAACCAGTGTGACCTGTATTGGCTTACTTACTGTTTCTAATTCTACGTCACCAATTTTAGATGTTGAGGAGACAGGTCTGAAACCGTCTGGTGCTAAGAAGAGTAGGTCACCTGCAATCTCGACTACGCTGTCTCGCGCTATGCAGCCTACGTTGTTAGTCACACTCTCAAGAGCAAAGGTAATTCCACCTGCAGAGTTCTTGGTTGTTCCTACTTTCTTTATAGAGTTTGTTCCAAATACGAAGAGGTCATCTCTAAAAGGTTTAATTTGGACTACATTAAAAGCAGGACTTAGAGATCCACCCCCTGCAGCCGATGTCCAAGTATAGGGATCATTAGGTGCAGAGTGTCTAATAGTGGCTCTCGATGTCAGATCACCACCTACCCAGAGATGGTTCTGATACTCTCCTACTATCGAAGGGGCATCTACAAGTTGGTTACCACCTGGACTGCTAGTACCGCCAGAATTAGCTTGTTGTAGTTCGTACCAGTTAGTTCCATCGAAGATTACTGCAGGATTGATCCCATCTACAAAACAAATGCTAGATCCAGTACCCCAATCGAATTGCACTTGTCGTATTTTACTTATGCTCAAGCTACCAGAAACTGTGTTTCTAGTGGGCTGATTAGCAATAAGCTGCCAACCAGAGTATGCAACAAATTTATAAAACTTATAAGTAGTCGCGCCTACATCTTTTCTTGCGGCTATAAAGTAGGGATTGCCTATATGCTCGTTCTTGTAGAGAGCTAATCCTAGTACTGCGCCCTCTGCACTTGATCCACCAACTGTAGTATCTAGACCGCCTAAGTGGTGATAGCCTTCGATGCGTCTGTAGCCGCCATAAAGACTTGGCTCAAAGTTGACCAATCTTGTAGCTGAACCAGACTTATTATCTGACAGATCTAAGTGGTTTTCATTACTATTCAGACCGCCACTACATATAAGTTTGAAGGACTCAATTTCATCTGCCATTAAAAGGCTACCCTTGTATCCCTGACATACTCAAAATTATTTATATAAAGTGTCTGTAAATCTTTTATTCCAAGCGTGAATGCTTGGTAGGCGGCATTAGCAGCTTCTATATTGTCCTTAAACATGTATAGATGATATAAAGCCCCATCCACTATTACAGTATCAAAGGCTTCTGGTATTCTGGTTACATCACTACTGTTTGTTAGATCTGTGTAATTTAAGTAATATCTAAATCGTACATTGTAAGCTGCATTGGGTGAGGGAGTTATACCAAAGCCACTTCCATGTGATGGAAAGACATTGTCTGGTATACTTCTACCTGCACTACCTGCAGAGTAGTCGGCATCTCGATGTCTGGCGTACCACTCATCTCTTTCCATAAAACCTAATGTTTTAAAAGATGCACGTAAACTGGAATCTTCTTGGATCTGAAAACTGTTCCAATCCACTTTCTTAAAAGCATTAGGCCAACTATATTCGGACTGACCTGCAGTTAAGGTTTGTGTAAATTCGGCTGCGTTAAAAGGCCACTCAAATTCTGCTTGGTTAATTTTACTTACTGCAGCTTTTACTGCGTCCTTGACTAAACTTTGTATGCCTCTAGTATTTGCAAATTCAGCCGTAGCTATTTCTACTTCATTAAGTCTGCGAAGAACCATATTACACAAGTTTATATAAGTAGAGGGCATTTAGCGTTGTCCTAATATGAGGATAAGGGGCCAGTACGCACTGACTAGCCCCCTAGAGTAGTTATTGTTTATGCAAGGTTGTAGTTTGCAGTGAACAATGTTTCTGGGCGTAGGATTTTCCTACCATATAAATTTAAGCCCCTATATATATCTGCGAAGGTTGTTGGTGAACGGAAAGTCTCTGTTTTAGCAATTTGCTGTGCAGTTGCTACTGCAGAGGCATGACCTGCTACCATTACACCGAAGTTGGCTTCAGAACCTGCAGTTGCTGCAGTACCTGGACCAGTACCTAGATATGGTAGATTGTTTGACTTGTAGATTGAGAAGCCTCGAATAGTACCTGGAAGTCTACCATTACGCATCTCATCACCGCCACCGAAGTCGCTGTTAATGAGTTTTGATGATTCATCCATTAGTACTTCTGCGAAGACAGGATCTACTACCAACCAACGTCCATCTGTATCCACATTTGCGGAATCCATTAGACGAGCCATGCGGTTCATAATAGCTAGTGGAGAAGTGATACCACCTGCACCACCACCTGCAGCGATTGGGATAGATGTTACTTCTGAAGTACCACCTACGTCTGAACCACCGAAGTCTGTGATGTCTAGCTTATTGGCTGCAAGCAATTCGTCATTACCTGCACTTGAGTCGGCTTTAGTACCGTTTATGTCACCTGAAGCTGAACGTCTTGCCCATGAAGAGGGTGTCTTCCAACCTGATAGATAACCTAGTACTTCAGCGTCCATAGTGTCACGCAGTTTATATCCTGCATGGTCACTAGCTAGGTCACCAAAAGAAATGTGCGCGTGAGCTTCTTCAATATCGTCCAATGCAAATTGAAAATAGTTTGCTTGATCGACAACCATCGTGAAGTCAGCGTCTGTTAGGTCTTGAGTTGCTAATGCCGTACCTCTTTCATAAGTTGTTACGTTTACGGTTGGCTCCTTTATAATTCTAATTGAGTCACCAAAGTTAGCTATCTCACCACTGTAATCAGTGTTGGTAACCGCGTCTACTACAGAAGCCTTTCTCAGGGCTAACTGTACTTTTTTGGAAAATATAATCGGGCTGAAATTACCGTTAGGTAAGTTACTGTAGCCTGATGCGCTTGGAAATGCCATTGTGTTTCTCCTATATGAAATGGCTTTTAATTAGCCTCAACGTGAGGCAGCTATATCAGATAAGTAAAACTCAGTGTCAGTAGTCATAGGAGTGTCATACTAGGTATGGTTCCCATCTCACTGGTGGACTTTGTTAGTAATTTATCTGGAAGGGTAAGGTGAGGGGTGTACCTAATTAGGTGTCCATCACACTTAGTAATTCAATAGTGTCATTATACCATAGACACCTATTTATATCAATAGTTAAGTGTTAACGTGCTGCGCCTGAAACATCATACTCAAATTTACCAGAGGCTAATGCTTCTTGTATAGCATCTTGGTTTTTCTCAAACTCTTTGTCAGACATTCTAGCTACTGCACTTTCTGAAAATACAGCCTTTGATTTGGCTGCAGGAGTAGAGGATGTAGCTCTACCTATGGATTGGGCGGCACTCTTAGAAGTTTTTGTTCCTGTTTG